GTTGATCCAAACTTTACAATCGTTAACAGTGTTACTGACAGAAATGCTCGAGAGATTTTTTCGCCTACTAAAGATATTAAAAGATGGAATGTGCAAGCACAAGGATTTGACGATCTGGTACAATGGCAAAAGCGTGAATATCTCAGTCAATATATTGACTATTTCTATGACAAAACTGTTTGGCAAAAGAGTTTTCTAGAAGATCGAGATGTTCCTTGTTTTGATGCATACAACTTGTTTGTTGATACTCGAGCAGTTGCAGAACAGATATTCGCTACATTAGGATTAAACATTATAAATCAACAAGCATTTGATTATCTTGTGACAGAATGGAATACAAATAACGACACACTACTCAAAGACTATGACAAAGTTAGCAACTTCATAAAAGCAATTGACGAAGATAATGAAGATTCTACTCTAAATTTTTCTTTACGAAGTGTGGTATATGAAGCTATAATACAAAGACACTTGAGAATTAAAGAAGTTGATTTGGTTTGTTATGGACTAGATGATTTCCCAACCCGTGTTTTAGAGTTAAAGGAATACTATGACGAATTCTTCGACTAAAGAATATACAACAGAACTGCAAAAGTTGTTTTTGGAAATGATGTTGGCCGATGCTCAGACATTTGTACGGGTGCAAAACATCTTTAATGCCACTAACTTTGATCGTAGTTTGCGTGAAGCGGCTGAGTTTATGCAAAAGCACACAGACGAACACAAAGCAATGCCCACCGCAGATCAGATTCGTGCTACAACAGGTGTGGATTTAAAGTCGCACACAGACTTACATGAAGAACACTATGATTGGTTCATGCAAGAGTTTGAATCGTTTACACGTAGACAAGAGCTAGAACGTGCGATTTTAAGAAGTGCAGACCTACTTGAAAAAGGTGAATATGATCCTGTAGAAAAACTAATCAAAGACGCAGTGCAGATAAGTTTAACCAAGGACATGGGTACAGACTATTTTGAGGATCCTCGTGGAAGGTTAGAAAGTATTAGATCAAACAACGGACAGGTAAGTACCGGATGGCCCACACTAGACAAGCGTTTGTTTGGTGGTATGAACAGAGGCGAGCTTAATATATTTGCAGGCGGTTCAGGTAGTGGTAAGAGTTTGTTTATGCAAAACATCAGCATTAACTGGGTACAACAAGGGTTGAATGGTGTGTTTATTACACTAGAACTCAGTGAAGAACTGTGTGCAATGCGTATGGATGCAATGGTAGCAAACACCAGCACCAAAGAAATCTTCAAAGACATGGACACACTGGAAATGAAGATCAAACTTGCAGGCAAGAAAAGCGGCAAGTTTAGAATCAAATACATGCCAGCACAAAGCAATGTTAACCAGCTTCGTAGTTACTTGAAAGAGCTACAGGTTCAAACAGGTATGAAAATTGACTTTGTTATGGTTGACTATTTAGATTTGGTTATGCCAGTTAGTGCTAAAGTAAGTCCTAATGATTTGTTTGTTAAAGACAAATATGTGTCGGAAGAACTACGTAACTTAGCAAAAGAGTTTCATATATTAATGATTACAGCATCGCAGTTGAACCGTAGTGCAGTTGAAGAAATTGAATTTGACCATTCGCATATTGCAGGCGGGTTGAGTAAGATTAATACAGCAGATAATGTGTTTGGTATCTTTACAAGTAGAGCAATGCGTGAGCGTGGACGCTATCAAATACAGTTGATGAAAACACGTAGTTCAAGTGGAGTTGGACAAAAAGTAGACTTAGAGTTTAACTTAGAAAGTTTGCGTATTACTGATCCTGGTGAAGAAGGACAAGAACGTGGTCCTGTGGAAGGCGCAGGCTCGGGCATTCTTGACAAGATCAAAACAACTTCATCTACAACTAAAGTAGAAGATACTCCTAAGGTAGGCGGGCAAATGGATAGTAGTAAACTAAAGAACATGCTGGCTGGCTTAAAGAATTAGTAATGGATGTCTACTGTTCAGCACCATGGAACGGTCTAACTGTACGTGAAGATGGCAACGTTAGAACCTGCTGTATTGGACGAACCTCATTAGGAAATCTAAATAAACAATCTCTCCAAGATATTTTAGCAAACAACAAACTAGAAGAAATAAAACAGTCTTTGCTTGACGGTCATGTACATTCAAATTGTGCAGGATGCGAACATGCTGAACAGCAAGGATTTAGTAGTATTAGACAGTACTATTTAGAGTATTATCCAGCCATTGATGTTAATAATTTAAGTATGCTGGATATACGTTGGAATAATACTTGTAATTTGTCCTGTGTATACTGCGATCCGAGATTTAGTTCTAAATGGGCCAAAGTTGCTGGAGTAGACAATGCTTCGGTTAAACGAGAATATAACGATGAACTATTAGAGTTTATTCTTGATCGAGCTGATACAGTTAGAGAAATATTATTAGTAGGCGGAGAACCGCTGTTAATGAAACCTAATCATGTATTGTTCAAACAGTTGCCTGAAAACACTCGTATTAGTATGATTACTAATCTGACCACAGACCTAGAAAGTGCTTCGTTTATTAATGATCTTCTTAAACGACCAGCAGAATGTATTCTTTGGAACATTTCTTTAGAACATACACATGAATGTTTTGAATATATTCGTAATGGCGGAAAGTGGACACAAATTGAGAAAAATTTAAAGTTTTTAAATCAGCACTGGCCTCATTCTATCTCATTTGAAATGGTTTATAATGTGTTCAGCGCACTGCAACTAGATGACACAATAAAAACACTACATAACTATGTCAAACCTAAAATAACATTGCAAGACATTAACGGTTATAAAAATATTAATTTGTTTAATATGCCAAACGAAATACAGCAACTAGCAAAACAAAAAGTCTTAAATAGCATAGAGTTCCACAATAGTCAACATGGAATAGATGCTGAACTATATCTAATAAATGGTGCTGACCAGGTTCTAAATAAAATTGGAACAGTACAAAACGCAGTTACGCTGGAGGCATTTGAAAAAGAGTTGGATCATCTGGATAGACTTCACACACATAAATGTCGCGAAGTTTTTGTAAAGGAATACAATCTTATTAAAGGTTATTTAAAATGATTGCATACAAGCAAATCAAAGAAGTACATTTAGAAATCTCAACGTTGTGTAATGCGGCATGTCCTCAATGTCCACGAAACTTCAATGGATATACACACAACGATGGATATCCAGAAACATACATGACTCTGGAACAAGCACAAAAAATCTTTAAACCAGATTTCTTAAAACAGTTACGTAAAATTTATATCAACGGCAACTATGGTGACATTGTGATGAATCCCGATGGGCCTGCTATTGTTGAGTACTTTGCACAAACATCTCCAAGATGTTTGATTTCTGTCAGTACTAACGGCGGCGCTAGAGATAAAGAATGGTGGCAAAGACTTGCACGAGCTCGTACAAGAGTATTTTTCTGTTTAGATGGATTGGAAGATACACATCATTTGTATAGACAAAACACTCGTTATAACACTGTTATTAAGAATGCACTAACATTTATTGGTGCAGGAGGTAATGCTGTTTGGAAGTGTATTAAATTTAAACACAACGAACATCAAATTGAAGAGATGCGTCAGTTAGCAAAAGACTTTGGTTTTAAGAGGTTTGAACTAATTGATCATGGCAGAGATACCGGACCGGTGTTTAGTCCTAAAGGTGAACTAACGCACGTATTAGGAGACTACACAGGATCTACAAATTTCGAAGAATTGTTTTATAATCAGCGCAGTACAGAACGCACAGTTGAAAACATTGCTAGTAGATGGGATCCTGAAAAGGACGACTATAGTTTACACTGCGAAACACTAGAGTTTGATAGAATATACATTGCCGCCAATGGTGATATCGCTCCTTGTTGTTTTATGGGGTTTTATCCTAAGACATTTGGTGAAAATAGCTATATGCAAGCACTAAATTCACAGATATTTCCATTGATGTACAAGTATAATGCTCTACGCTATGATATTAGTGAATGTGTTGAATGGTTTCAACAAATACCCACTAAGTGGAAAGAAAAGGATTATAAGTCCGGTAGATTATTAGTATGTGACGAAATTTGTGGACGTTGTAATAACGAATCATAATAAATACAACTATTAACAAAGTATGAGGATATCCCTTGCAAAAACGTACTCGTAGCTTACTAGATGAACTCAGTGAAATTTCTATCACTAAAAGTTCTAAAAAACGCGGTTATGTTATCGAATCTCGTGCAACGCATGTGATTACAGGTGCTATTAATTTAATTAATAGTATACGTGAATCATATGACGAACAAACAGCATTGGATTTAGAACGTCGCCTACTTAACAGTATTCGCGCTCAGGATTCCTCTAAATTTGCAAGAGGTATTCGGAGAGCCAGAGATGAAAATTAATGATGTAATTAAACTGGACGAGAAAATCAGCGATGATGATAAAGCTCGTATCAGAAAAGCAATGGGTCCTAACAAAGATGCCAACGTAAAGCCACTTATTAAACTAACTCCAGGTTGGGGTGATAAGGGCAGGTCAATGAAGGCAGGTTATGGCAAAATTGCTAAATCACCAGAAGAAATGGACGAAGGTTGGAAAGACTTGTGGCATGGTGGTCGAGCTGAGAAAAAGGCAGACCAGGCAAATAGAGATGCTTATTTTGCATACAAACTCGAGAAAGTTACTAAGAAGTTTGAAAAAGATGGACTCTCTCCTGAAGATGCTCGTAAGTATGCATATCGTAAAGTTTACGGTGCTCCTCAAACAGAAGCTAAACAAAAACCATATGTTTCATCGGATAGTGATGGCAAACATGTAATGACTGCTTCTGGAAAAGTTGCAAAAACATTCAAAGACATGGATTCAGCAAATGCTTATTTAAAAAAGCATTATGATGATCTCTTAAATGAAGGTCCAATCGACGCTATAAAGAATATAGGCGCAGGTATTGCAGGCGCATTTTCTGGTAAAGGGTATGATGCTGGTGTAGCTGGACGTGATTTTGAAAAAATAGCCAAGCCAGTTGCTGCCAAAGTATATAAGCAATGGGTTGCACAATGGCAAAATGATCCTGAGATGCAGTCTAAAGACACTCCACCAGAGAAAAAAGATGCACAGTTACGTGCGTTTATAGATAGATTTCGTACTAACACTCCCAAAGAAAAATGGGACGCAATGGCTGGTCAAATTAAAGGTATGGGTGCAGATGTTCGTGCCGCACAAAAGTACATTGATAAGCTAGTTAGATTAGAAATGTCAGCTACTAAAGCTCCTGAAGGTGGAGAAAAACAAGGCGGAGGTGAAGAGAAATCTGCACCTGGTATGCAAGCAACTCAGAATACTGATGCAACAAAAGTTGCAAAAGGCACAATATTTTCAATTAAACAATCAGGTGGCGGCGAAGCAATGTATCGTTGGGACGGCGGCACTTGGTCAAAACTATCTAACACTGGTAAATGGCAATCAGGTCAGATCAAAAATGATCTAGCATTTAAATTATATCTTGCCGCTGTTAAACAAGGTACAGCAATGTCTCCAATACCAGGAGATCCTAATGCAGGTGCGGCATATGTTGATCCAAATACTGGTAAAAAGGTAGATCCTGATGCACCAGCTACTCCTGCACCAGCAGGACAAGCACAAGCAGGACAAGCACAAGCACAAGGAGATGCACAAGCAGGTAGTACAACTCCTCAAGTTGATGCTAACAAAGATGGCAAAGACGATAACACCGGCGAACCAATAAAGCAGACTGATGCTAACAAAGATGGTAAAGATGATACTACTGGTGAACCGATGAAGCAAGTCGATGCTAACAAAGACGGTAAAGATGACAATACCGGCGAACCAATGAAGCCTGCAGATGATGCACAAGCACAAGGAGATGCACAAGCACAAGCTGGTGCAGTTGATCCGAAACGTCTTGAAGGTGCTAAGACAAGTATTAGCACAGCAAACAAAGCCTCAATAGATGCGCTAGCAAGACTACTAAAAATAGAGAAGGCCACGTAATATGAAAATTAATGATTTTAAGCAAACTGAACAGCTAAAACTTATTGAAGCTAAATTCGTTCGTGGTCGTAAATTGCTCGACAATATGTGCGAAGGGTTGGATGCTGAACAGCGTCGTATTGTAGAAGGTGTTTATGCATCTGCTATTCCGTTGATGAAAGAAACAGTTATTGCAGAAGCCGCAATGACATCAGATCAAATTGCACAACTTTTTGGCAATGCAGAAAAAGCGGCTACAGCAAGTGGTTCTAATAGAACAGCACTTGGTAAAGGCAAAGATGTTACAGATGCCGCTGGCAAAATGCTTAAAGATGCGGCACTTTGGTTACAAGACACTGCACCTGTACAAGCATTTGACAACAAGTTTGAACAAGGCAAGCAAGCACTAAAAACTAAATTAGGAAACAGCGCAAGCGGTCAAAAAGTACTACAAAGTGTTGAAGCACTAGGAAATTATGCTAAAGAGAATCCAGGTAAGACTGCATTTGCTATTGGTATTTTAACAGCAGTTGCTTCTATAGCAGGCGGACCACTAGGCGGTGCTATTGCTGGTCAGGTACTACGTGGTAGTATGGAATTAGTTAAAGGTGAAAAACTTTCAACAGCTATTGGTAAAGGTCTTAAGGCAGCCGCAATGGGCTTCTTGGCAGGTAAGGCTTTTGAAGCTATTGGCGATATATTTGGAGACTTTGTTGAAGATGTTCAGTATGGAGATCTCGGAGAATTCAGTGAAAAGGGTACACTAGTGTATAGTCACTATGGATCTGCCGATGTTGGAGGAGGTAATGTATACAGGGACTGGGTTTTTGATACAAACAAACTCAGTGGTATCTTAACACCAGACCAACAAACTGAAATTACAGATTACTTTAATACTATTCAAAAGGTAGCTAGCGATAGTATTGGAGATTCAACAGTTTCTTCCAAACAAGCTATGGAAGATATCCGAGGTATTATTAGTAAACTTGGAGATTTGACCAAACAGTATACCGAAGAAAATATTGCAAACAACCCAGGAGTTGAAGAATATCTTGAAACCGGCACAACCGGATTACTTGATAGTATTGAGCAATGGACTGACATAACATCTGCTAGTGTGCAAGGTGCAGTTACTGGTGCAGTATCTAAGGATAAAGAGTCAGGCACAGGCCCAGGATCTCCAGCAACTAAAGGTGATGAAGCGGCAATAGAAAAAGCCGCAGAAGAAAATGATGTAGAAGGCGTAGCAGTAAAAAGCAATACCGAAAGTGTTGAAATGTCTGAAGCACAAGTTCGTCAATTGTTTGTTGGTGCTAGTTATATAACAGAAAGCCGTTTAGACGAATTAGACTTTGGTGCTATTAAAGCAAAAGCTGGTCAAATAGCAAAAGCTGGTATGGCTAAAGCACAAGAAGTTGGCAAGAATATGACAACTCGTGTTACTACTAATAAACTAAACAAAGCATGGGAAAAAGCAGGTAAACCAACAGACAGTGCAGACATCATGAAGATTTTGCAAGATAATGGTGTTGAAGCTGAAGTAGCTACACAAGCATTTAAAGATACTGGTGTTGAAGCTCCACCTCCTGTAGAAAAACCAAACGTAGATGCTAATAAGTTAGCTGACTTTGTTAACTCTCTACCTGAAAAAGAAAAGGAAGAAATTAAAAAATTAGTTATTGCTCGCCAACAGGAGTTAGCAACAGCATGAAGCTAAATGAAGGCGGAAATATCTTCAAGGACGCAGACAAGAATCCTTTAACACAACGCATCAATCGTGCTGATGTTGAGCCTACAGTGCGTTGGTTAGAACAGTTAACAGGACTTAGTCTAGTAGATAACATGTTAGGTACAACTGGGCGCAAAGAAACATCAGGTGACCTAGACCTAGCAGTTGATGTAAACAAGATTGACAAAGACACACTTGTACAGGTATTGTTGAAAAAAGGTGTAGACAAAGCTGATATTAAAAAAAGCGGCGACAGTGTACATCACAAAACACCTATCAATGGCGATCCTGCTAATGGTTATGTGCAAACAGACTTTATGTTCGGTGAACCCAAATGGCAACATTTTAGCATGCAAGGCGGTGCGGAGAACAGCGAATACAAAGGCATGCATAGACAGATTCTACTAAGTAGTATCGCAAAAGCAATGGGCTACAAGTGGAGTTATAAAAATGGTCTTATGGATCGTGAGTCAAATACTACTCTGGACGGTGGTAAAAATCCGGCAGTTATTAGCAAAACACTAGGCATTCCTATTGCTAAACTAAACAGCGTAGAAGATATTATTGACTCTATCAAAGGTCGTCCAGACTATCAGCAGTTGGTTGCGGATGCTAGAGAAGCTCTAGCAAGAGATAACCTAACACTTCCTGAAAGCGCAGGCGATCATGCACCAGTTGGCACAGCCGCTTGGTTTAGGAAGTTTGTGTAATGGCACTGCTATTTGAATTTATTGACACACTGGTAGTAGAAGAAGGCCCACGTATCCAACACCCAGAGGATGCAATTTTCCAAGGTGCTGATTCAGCAAAAAAGTTACTAGATGCACTGGAGTTTGTGATTGACGATCCAGGCAGTGTTAGCATCAAGTGGGATGGCGGCGTTGCACTATTGTTTGGTAACCGTGATGGCGAGTTTGTTATAACAGACAAGTATATGCCCAACAAAGGCGTATTTCCTAACAGCCCAGAAGCATTTAAACAATATGATGTAGAACGTGGTGCAGACCGCAGTGACTTATATGAAAAGATTCAAGGCATTTGGGAAGGCTTACGTGCCGCAGTAGGTAGCACAGACGGATTGTTCAAAGGCGATCTTATGTGGTACGGCGAATTACAGCCCAACGCAAACGATCAATATGTGTTTAGACCAACCACAGTTGAATACAGAGTTCCTGCTAACAGTGATCTTGGTAAAAAAATTGCTGGCAAACGAGCAGGCATTGTTGTGCATGCATTTGATGGTCAACCTTGGGACGGCAAAACAGGACTCAGTGCAAACAGTGATGTGCTAATACTAACACCTAAGTCTGGCGTTGAATTTAAACTCAACAACCCAGTACGTTTAGTTGCCGCCGCTAATAAAGCTGTTAACACAGATGGACCAAAAGCACAAGAGTTTTTAGATGGTATGCCCAAAGTAGTACGTGCCGCAATACAGACATATATGAACAAACAGATCACAGGGCAAACCAAAGACAAAATACAGGATTGGCTGACAACTAAACTTAGTGGCAAACAGCAGATAGCAATGCTAGATCCTGAAAATGGTTATCTACTTCAAAACGCAGATGGCTTAAACGCACTATACAATGTATGGAACAGCGTCAACAATCTTAAGGTTAATATAGCCGCTCAGTTAGAAAAGCAAGTAACAGGATTTGAACAATGGAGTGGTGGCAAGCAGGAAGGCGAGGG